AGATCAATAGCCATTCTTGCATGACCATTCATAATTGATTGAGCATCATCCATATTTTCTGGTACACCTATACCAAAAAACTGATATGGATTTTTTTCATAAGTGAAAGCTTGATAAGGTATTCTAAAAGGTTTAAATGGATTTTCTACAATTCTAATTACTTTACCTCTTACTGTCCAAACATTAACTTGTATGTCTTGATTATCTTCAATTGCTGAATCTATTTCTAAACCATATTCTCTTGCAGTTAATGCATCTATAGTTCCCCAATATTCTAATACTTCATATCTATATTTTTCAATATCACCATAAGTATTATTTTCTAAATCTAAATCTGTTTCCCAACTTTGTTTAGTATAATTACCACCCATTTGTAAACACTCTTCAATTTTTTGTTTTGAAAAAAATGGTCTGTTAATTAAATCTTTAAACTGTTGTCTATTTAATCTATGTCTATGAATTATATATTCACATTCATCCATGCTTCTAGCATTAGGGTCAGGATAAAAATCCCATACACTACAAAATTCTATTCTAGGAACTTTTACAATCTCTGGTGCATATTCTCTTGCATTACCATTACCAGATAAATTATATCTATGTAAAGTTTTATTAAAAGTAAATGGACCTTTTATAATTCCTGTACCTAATAAACAAGATTCAAATATTGAATTTCTTAAAATAATATTTGCATTAGATTCATCTAACTGGTCTTCAATTAATTTATTTAATTGTCTTGCAGCCATTTGTGCTGGTTTAATTTGAGGGAACTCAGGTTGAGGAGCAGGACCTTCAGTTAAGTCTGCTTCTTCATATTTACTTTGTAATGAACCTAATTTAATTTCATTTAAAGAATCAAAAGTTGCACCTGCAGGTAATTCATTTCCATCACCAGGAAAACCTAAACCCATATTAGGTCCACCCATAGTTTCACCAGGAGTGTAATCCATATTACCTTCTATACCTGGAGTAGGTTGCATATTCTCATCTCCCATTTTTTCTTTCATAGGATTCATGTGAGCATATTCAGATATACCTTCTGGAACTTTTGTTTCTTGAATTATTAATGGAAACTTACCTGTACCAAACAGTACATCTATAATCTGTCCATATGCAGCTAAAACTTTTGTCTTAGTTACTTTAACAAATACTCTAGACTTTTCTCTTTCAGTAAACTGAATGTTTTTATAATATTTACCTCTGTAATTATGATAAGCTTGAAGCCATCTATCTTCATCATCTTGTCTTTTATCAGATGCAGCTTTAAACTTATAATTAATCTCAGCTACTAAAGGTTCTATCCTGTCTTCCTTATTGTCTTTTTCAAAACTTTCGGAAGGCATACTATTGTTGTATTCCATAAATAATTCCCCTTACTGTAATAATACAGTTATTCTATACCCTTGTCAACTTATTTTCTTGATTTCAACTATAACACTATTAGGGATTATAGTTGTATTGCCAATCTCATCTATCTTGCCTGACTCTTCATCAGCTAATGAATAGTCGCCAAATATTCTAGTGATACCACCTTTTTGAGTAAGTAAATGACCTTTTGTTACACATACAGGTAGTTTTGCTTTTTTACAATTATCTAAAGATTGCCATGAACTGTCCGAACATATGTCCAACCAGTATACAGAAACTAGAGGGTATCTATCTATTTCTCTTTTAGCTCTAGGATTTATTTTTATTTTTCTTTTTATCATCTTGTCTCTTATCGTAGTCGGTTCTGGCTTTTCCATATGTTTTAAATCCACCATCACCAGTTATATTTTTATCTTTAGCCCATTCAGTAAATTGGTCTTTAGTACCATTATTATCTGAATATCTATAAATATTTATTTTAAATATTTGTTCTATGTTTTCTTTTTTTAAATATTCTTGTAATTCTTCATATGACATTACTTTATCATACTGTTCACTTGTATCTTTATTTCTAAAAGTATACAAAGGCATTAACTAAAATATTTTCTTATAATTGATATTTGGTCTTCATACTCAGCTATCACAGCTAACTCTTTTTCAATTGATTCTAATATATCAGAGTGTTCTCCTATTCCTACTGGATTAGTTAAATAAACTTCTATATTAGCACAATGTTTTTCTATATGTCCTTCTGCGTGTCTAAGTAAACTTTTTATTATTGTTTCTCTCATTTCTTTCATATTAATATCCAAATGTTGGGTCAGAAGGTGTCCACTTTTTTATTTGTTGCATTTGCTCATAAGAACTAATACTTCTAGGTCTAGACATTATTAAATATCTTAATGCATCATATGCATGGTCAGGTGCTTTAGTATCTACATCTTCTGGTTTGTTTGCGTCTACAGGAATACCCTGTAATTCTCTTATAAGGTTTGGACATGATTTAAATATTTGTAATCTAGGTCTACCCTTTGGATTTAATTTTAATCTTTCATGTACTTGTATTTTACCTTGTATTCTATTTTTATCAGCTCTTCTAAGTTTATGACCAGCCATAGTTAATGCTTCTCCTACTGTTGGTCCTGTTGTTCCAGTCCTTGCCCAAGCTGCACTATCTAACACTCCACTAACAGATAGTTTATCTTCTCTTTCGTATTCAAAAATTTTCTTAGCTAGGTCTTCTCCTGTTAAACCTTTTTGATATAATTCTCTATAAATAATTAATGTTTCATCACTAGGGTCTAATGCTGCCCATATTACTGCAGACTCTGATGCATAACCATAGTCAATACCTTTAAATCGTTCCCATCTTTTAGGTAACTCATATGGGTCAATGCAATGTGTATCATAATCAAATTCTACAAATGCTGCACCTTCAGAAACATCCCAGTTACCTTCTAGTAATTGTTTCTTTTGTACTGGTGGTAAAGATTCTAACATCTTTTCATATTTACCATCTTCAGCTAGATAAGGATTATCATCTAACTTAGCAGGTATAAACTTTCTAGTTATTTCATCTTTACCTATAAAACTTTCATTCGGAGGTGATGGGTCTAGATACCTTTTCTTAACCCAATTACCTCCGACACCTCCAGGGTTTGCAGTACACCGAATAAAGCATTGTATATCTTTGTTAGTTGTTCTTAATCGTGATTGCAAATATTGAAGGGGAAACTCTGTAGGGTATTGAGTTAATTCATCAATACCTATCCATGTATAGGACTGACCTTGGTATCTATATACATCAGCATCTCTGTCCAGATATCCGAACTCCAATGACGCACCTGAAGGGAATCTCCAAATCTTTTCTACTTCTCTAAACTTTGCACCAGCAAAAGCTTTAGGATAAAGTTCTCTAGATTTATCTATTAATTCTCTTAACTCAGGCATAGACTTTCTTAATAACAAAGCTCTATGTTCTTTTATATGCATATACCTTAATGGGTCAACTAACATTGCATAGGATTTACCACCACCTGCAGCTCCACCATATAAAACATCTTGCTCTCCTGCTGCAAGAAATTCTGTTTGTGGACCTACATTAGGTTTAAATACAATTCTTTCTTTCTCTTCTTCTAAAAGAGTTTTAACTTTTTTTGGCAGAGTATCATATTGATTGTTAGTCATAACAGTACCCTTCTTAGATACCTTATCATCCTCTGCTCTTTGAACTACACCTAAAGCTTCTTTCTTAGTTCTAAGTCTAGTCGTTTTATTCTCAAGATTCTTTTTTAATCTTTTAATTTCTTTTTCTTTTTCTTTGACAGCTTTTCTAGCAGCCATCTTAGCTTTCTGGTCAATACTATAATTATACTGCCTTGTCATCTCTACTTAATAATCCATTTGGTTCTTGCTCAGGTTCTCTGTCAATAATCTTTTTCAATCCCATTGCAGATAACTTTCGCCCTGTTTGATGTTCTAATATCTCAACTGCTCCTCTTAAACTAAAAGCACCTGACTTAACACCATCTTTAATTTCATTTAAAGCTGATACTTCTTTATCAACCTTTACTAAAGTTTTATTATCTTCTAGTAATTTATAACCAAAAGGTATAGTAGAACTATTTCTTTTCTTCATCTATTACCTCTACATCTTCTGCTTCTATTACTTCTTTTTTTTCTGGTAAAATAAATATACCACTTCCAACATTATGTGTAACATCTAGCTTATCTCTTTTAGCAACACCTACTCTGTCTAACAAGGTCTGGGCTGCTTGAAGTTTAGCATTGACCTGTGGAATAGGGTCATCACTATTTAATATCTCTACAAGTTTATTTGAAGCTTGTGGTGCAGATTTTGCTAGAATCTTAGTCGCAACA